GTTGAGTTCTTAAAAGGGAATCGAGATAGCGCTTTCACAACGTCTAGGGGAGACGGAAGCATCTTAGGGGATCTTTGGAAGTTCGGTTCGTCTATATTGGACAATCTAAAACCGTCGGTTGCTACAGATTCGATAGGTTCAATATCAGGTGGGTCGTCGTTCGGTAATAAGCTAAACAGTCCTCTCAACGCCGTTCAGATGCACACGGGTGGCACAGTGGGCATGAAAGCAAGCACTAGGAAAATGCCAGTAGCAACCGCCATCAATGCGCCACGTTTCCACGACGGGTTACGTCAGAATGAGATGCCAGCTATACTTGAGAAAGGCGAAGAGGTGATACCGAAAGATCAAGTCGGTCGCCAGCGAAGAGGCAATACGAGCATAACGTTCAATGTTTCGACGCCAAATGCGGACAGCTTCAGGCGCTCCGAACGACAGCTTTCTCGACAGTTTAAACAATCAGTAGGTGGACGATGACACGTTTTGTAGATGAGTACATGCCTGACCAAGTGCCGGGGTTCCCGTGCGTATCGTCGCCTCGATGGGCTACTGACATTCAGATTGTCGATTCAGGCGCGGAGCAAGCGAACCAACGCTGGGTTCACCCCCTGCACAAGTTTAAGCTTCCTGACGCTATCAGAGAGCATGACACGTACAACGCTATCCATAATCACTGGATGGCGATGAGAGGGCCGCTGTACACGTTTCCGTTCAGAGACCCGTTAGACTTTGCGAGTGTTGACTTAGACCTTCCCAACACGGTGCCTACGCTATCTAGGGTAGATCAGAACATAGGCACGGGCGACGGGACAACAACTCAGTTTCAACTGACTAAAACGTACACGTCAGGCGCTCAGACGTATGACCGCAACATCTATCATCCGATTGTTAGCACTGTTCTGGTCGGCGTTGATGGCGAAGACCCGGAAGTAGCGTCACCAGACTACCCGTGGAGTGTGAGTCGAACCACAGGCATTGTTACGTTCGACGTACCGCCCGACAACGGTGCAGTCATAACAGCGGGGTTCCTGTTTGATGTTGAAGTTAGGTTCGGGGGTGACGATGCGTTCGACGGTATTGTTCAGACTTATGGCGTCAGTGGCTTCGCAGATATCGATCTGTTCGAAGTCAGGACGTGTGTGTAGGGGGCGACATGGCGATATTGTGGGCAGAATCGTTTGGTAAGTACGGCTTGTATGAAAAGAAGGCTCAAGACGACTTGTGGTACTATCTTGATGGGGTTGGAAGTGGGTGGAGTCTACAGACTTCGACCGTTAGGACTGGCACGCATACTATTACTACAAATTGGGACGCGTCTTACATAAAAAGGGTGTTAGGGGTTGCAGCGACTACAGTGGGCGTCGGGTTCAATCTTTGGACACCAAGCTTACCTTCAATACCTAATGCCGCACCTATCCTTATACTAAGGGACTCTAGCTCTCTGACTAACATATCACTCGATATTCAGACGACTGGGGCGATACAGGTATACCGTGGCGATAACCATAACGGTGGTGCGGGGGTTAAGATAGCAGAATCGACCACACACTGTATTGGCACAAATCGGTTTCAACGTGTTGAACTAAAAGCAGTGATTCACGGGTCAACAGGTAGTGTAGAGGTCAGGGTTAACGGCGTCACTGTGGCCAGCGCGTCGAATGTTGACACACACGCATCTGACGCGGAGTCGTTGGGTAGCGGGACGCCAGACCCCAGTGTGTCTGAGGTGTCATTTCCGGGCCGGGGCGATCTCTCTACTGCTTTCTTCCCAACCATCGACGACATAGTGGTGTGGGATGGTACAGGGTCGTACAACAATGATTTCATAGGTGATCAGAGGGTGTATGCATTAGCCCCCAACGGCGACACGGCTCAAGCGGATTGGACAGCTTTAAGCGGGAGTGGTTTCTCAAACATAGATGAAGCCGACCCCGATGAGGACACGAGTTATCTATACGCAGCGGCACCCGGCTCTCCGAACACACTGACATCTGAGTTCGACTTAGAGAACCTACCTGTCTCGTCTGGATCAGTAGCCGCAGTGATAGCATGTAGTCGAGTTCGTAAGGACGTAGCTGGGTTGGTTGAGTTCCAACACGGTCTCGTATCAGGAGCGTCTGAAAGTAAGGGCGCAGTTAGACCCTGCGACCCGGTGTACATTTTTAAAGAGGATGTGTTCGAGACTGATCCAGCATCAGGCGTAGCATTCACACCGTCTGATGTTAACAGTTTGAAGATACAGATAAACAGGACGACGTAACATGGCATTGATATGGATGGAAGGTTTCGACCACTATGGCGGTGACTATAACAACATGCTCGACGGGGCATGGGGTGAGATACAGACAGGTTGGACGCTGGACAGCTCTATAAAACGTACAGGGACGTACAGCTTGAAACTTGCGGCAGGTTCAGCCGAGACGATGGTGCGTCGGGTTCTAGGGAACTCTTACACTACGATCGGTGTCGGGTTCGCTCTATATATAGACTCTCTGCCTGCGGTTAGCTACTACTGTCATCTCGTAGAACTAAGAGATAACGGTAATGCGCCTAACCTTACTCTGAGCCTCGCATCGACAGGCGACTTGGAGGTGTATCGGGGGATAGCAGAGCCGGGGTACGGAACTCTGTTAGCTTCTACGTCCGACGCCCCTATCGTCACGGGGGCTTTCCAACACGTCGAACTTCAGGCGACTATAGACGGTAGCGCCGGTGCCGTTGAAGTTCGCGTGAACGGCGTCACAGTTTTGACTGTATCTGGGGTTGATACCGTAGCCGGTGCAGGTGAGAACCGAGTCCCATCGATAGCGGCGAATGACAATGTTAGCCAGCTCGCTTTTTCTGGTAGAAACGACTGGGCTCAAGCAGAAGACATCATTACTCACACCACGTATTTCGACGACATCTACGTGTACGACATGACAGGCAGCTTCAACAACACATGGCTTGGCGACAGGCGCATCTATACGTTGTTCCCAAGCGCTGACACGGTTGATGCGGGTTGGACACCTTTGAGCGGGGATGGGTACACGAACATAGACGAAGGCGTCGATGATGATACGTCTTACATATCGGCTGGCGTTCCCGGTTCACCCGATGAGACATCATCTACGTTTGAACTTGATAATATACCTGAGACGGTAGGACTTGTTTCAGCAGTTGAGACAGTGCATCTCGTTAAGAAAACAGAGGCGGGTCTAGCTGATGTTAGGTCGGGTATTGTATCTAACGGCTCAACAAGCGAAGGCAGTATCCATCCTCTGAACACCATCTACACGTACCATAGCGATGTGTTTGAGTTTGATCCCGACACGGGTGCTTCTTTCACTCTGTCTGCAATCGACGCCCTGCAACTTAAAATAACACGGGTGACTTAATGGCTAAGTATTTAGAGACATTTGAGTCCGAAACGATAGGCACCGTTCCGTCTAACTGGACTCCAACGTGGGACACTTCGTCGTGTACGTGGTCGGTCGAAACTGACGGCGGTAGCCCCAGTGATCAGTTCGTTAGGGTCACGGGCACTCCTACTTTAAGCGAAGATTATTTCTTGAGGTTCGACGGTGCCACGCTATCAGAACAAGAAGACGTTCAGATACTCGCTAAGGTACGGTCGAATGCACAATGGGCGGGTATCGTTCTAAGAGGTGATGACTCTACTAGAGATGCCTACGTCATAACGTGTTTTTTCGATTCCAGTCTCCACTGGATTTATCGATCTGTTTCATTCCCGGCGGGTGGCCTCGTTGCTCCGGGTGCCTTCCTTGGGGGCACCATCCCGTCGAACACTTGGGGTTGGGTTAAGGTTCAGATTCTAGGTGACGTCATACGGGTTAAGATCTGGCCTGACGGTAGCTCGGAACCGGAGTATTGGCAAGGGTGGCTCCGTGAGGGCAATATCAGCGGGTACAACCATGTCGGCCTTCGCCCCAACATTACATCACCGAGTGACACCATAGACTGTAGCGTATTTCACGTCGGGACTAACGGAGACCCAGCAGACTTATCGGGCGATGAGGTCGGACTACGGGTTACAGATGTCGAAGCGCAGGCTGTCGCAAGTCTTGATGCAGAGACGCGAGTCACGCAAAGTGGTCTTATGACCCTTAAGGGCGGCACAGGCGGTACCGACGGTACAGGTGATACTCGTGTAACACAGTCTGCCTTGTTAGCCCTACACGGAACCGTATCGGCTTCGGTTAGAGCCACCCAGTCAGCGGTGTTAGTGTTAGGCGTTGGCGTTCCATGCATAACGCATTGGACTCAAGCGTGGACGATAACACGAACGGACGGTACGGTGTTCAGGTACACGACTTTGGATGTCGACCTGACGTGGAGAGGTGACACGTATAAGACGTGCGCGTCTCTGGCGTCTACCGCATCGGAGAACGTTGTGGGGCTATCTGAAAGTGGTAATGTCGAGATCAATGCGATCATCAACTCGAACAACTTTAAAGACGAAGAGTTGTTAGCCGGGTGGTTCGATGGAGCTACAGTCGAAGCGTGGGTCGTACCTTGGCAGACCGACGAGGGTGAGTATCCGTTTAGAATATTCTTTGGTTTGTTGGGTCAAATAACGAAAGGCACTGTTAGCTTCAAAGCGGATGTCGTAACGCAGGCATCTATCGCTCAGCAGAAAAACTTACTCGACATATACATGCCTTCGTGCCGTCATGTGTTAGGCGATTCGAACTGCGGCGTATCGCTTGCAGGTCTTCAGGTGTCAGGTGCAGTCACTTCGATAACTCAGCCGACCACTCCGGGCTTGTCGCGTAAGCGCGTGTTTTTAGACTCTGCCAGAACAGAGGACGACGGGTACTTTAACTTCGGTGTCCTAACGTGGACGACAGGGGAGAACGCAGGTCAGTCGAACCACGTTGATACGTCAGTAGGCTCCACCATAACGCTTTGGGATGCCTGCGCGTACAGGATTGAAATCGGTGATCAATACACTATGACGCCGGGTTGCGATAAGCTGAGCGATACGTGTAAGAATAAGTTTAGCAACTTCGTTAACTTCGGTGGGTTCCCGCATATTCCGGGTAAAGATGAGCTGATAGGGTGGAGGCCGAAAGCAACTGAGATCAGATGATATCGTGACTGAAGCCAGAACGTGGGTCGGTACGCCCTTCAAACACCAAGGAAGAACCAAAGGTGTCGGTGTCGATTGCCTCGGCATCGTGTTGGGGGTAGCTGAAGAACTCGATATCGTTCGGCTAACAGACCGAGAGATGAAGTTATTGTCGAGGTACAAGCGGATACCTAATGCACTTGAGATCATTAAAAGGCTTAAAGGGCGTGTTATAAAGAAAGGCACGCTTGAAGTGGGGGCCATAGTTCATCTGTCGTGGGGCAGAGGCATGGCGTACCACGCGGGTATCATAACGAGTTTAGACGATGGGATAATGGCGGTTCATGCGAGAGGGTACCCGACGGCTGAGGTTGTCGAAGAGATATTGCCGAGTAGCATGGACATAATTGGGTACTACAGGTTTAAAGCTTAGGGAGAGACAAGCATGGCAACAGCTCTGTTTTCTGCAATAGCGACGACTGCCAAACTGGAGGCGTTTGCTTCGTTCGGCCTAGCTGTCCTAGGCTCGTACCTAGACGCACTCATTGTCCAAGCGCTTACGGCTCCTGACGACATTGAAGGGCAAAAAGTCGATGAATTCAAGACAACTCAGTCAGAGTACGGAGTACCCATACCGCTATGCTATGGGGCGTCTAACCGTGTCCCCGGTAACATCATATGGACTTCTGGGATAACAGAGACTTCGCAAACAAGGCGTGAGGGCGACAATGCGCTCAGCAGCGGCACTAAGATCACAGAGTACACGTACTACGGGTCGTTCGCTGTTGCGATAAGTGGACGCCCTGTATCAAGAGTGACACGGATATGGGCCAACAATAAAGTCGTATTTGAGTCAGAACTGGCGGACGGCTCAGTGCCCACTGTGACGCTGTATAAACGATATAGCTCGCTGTTACAGTATTTAAACCCTATTTATCAGATGTTCCCCGGTGGCAAGGCGGAAATAGAAGCCTTCGTGGATGCGCTTCTAGTTGACCCGCCCCCAACGTACATTAATGAAGACAACGGCGGTGTGACGTATGTTAATCGCTGGATACCTGATGAGATCAGAGACCCGATAAGAGCGATATCTGATGAGTGGGCAGCTATCTGGGATAGGTTAGAAGCTGGGGAGAAAGTACCCGTAACGGACTTCCCTGAAGATGCGATCGCCGGGGCGACGTACTACGGTTCGTTCAGCAGCGAATTCTACGATGATGAACAGCGGGAGCACTACCACACATTGGGGACTAACTTCGGTCTTCTGTGGATAACGTCATCACACACCTCAGTGTCAGATGAAATCGTTGTGTATAAGGGTACACAAACACAAGGCGTCGACCCGACTATGGAGGCATCGGAGGGTGTCGGAAACGTACCCGCGTATAGGGGGGTCGCATACGTCGTTTTTAAGAATATCAATCTGTCCTCTGAGTTCAGAAACAGTGTTCCGAACTTCCAATTTGAAGTGGAGGCCGACACATCAATAGGCGTGAGCACCTTAGTCTCTGACCTATGCAGTCGTGCGGGGGTGACAGACGCTTCGACGATTAATCTTGGTCTTGCTGAAGTCAACGGTATGGTCGTTCATAAGAACGCACCGTTAGCATCGTTACTCCCGATGTTAGAAGCTAAGTACCGTTTCCATTCGATACAACAAAACGGAGACATCAGGTTCATACCGAGACCTTCGGGCATGGTGGGGACACTGAGCCTAGACGACTTAGGCGGGTATGAAGCAGGTGGTTCTCGACCTGAAAACGGCCCGATCGAGTATTCGATAATCCCTAACTACGAGTCACCTCGACAGATATCAGTGCGGTACATCGACATAGGCCGAGAGTATCAGACCAATACGCAACACGCTTTTAGGCCCGTGAACCAAGGAAACAACGACTATGTTGTAGATATCCCGATCTCGATGACGGCTGACGAGTCGCGTACTGTTGCTGAACAGATCGGTCGAGACATGTGGTCACGTAAATGGCAGGTTCGGTTCAGCACTTCGGATAAATTCGTGGGTCTTATGGCAGGCCAGTCGGTCGGCATCCCGTTTAATGACGAGATAAAACCGATCTTAGTGACCAACGTGACGCGAGGTCGAAACGGTCTCATAGAGATTCAAGGCGAATTTGAAGACGTGGCGTTGGGTTCGATATCCGTTACAGGTGAGTCAGCGAATTACACGGCTAATAGGACTATCATAGGTGCGTATAACATATTGGTCGTGTTAGACGGCCCCCTCATCCATTCAGGGGGTGACGATAACGACGGGGTGTATTGGGCGGCTACAGGCACGACTGCAGACTGGACAGGGTGTGATATCCTCTACAACACGGGTTACGACTCCACCTTTGTTGAAATCGGAGAGACTAACACCCCCGCTACAATCGGTGACGTTGCGACAGCTCTGCCTTCAGGCCCATCGGTCACATGGGATCGAACTAATTCTGTAACAGTCGACTTGTACTCCCCAGCCACATCTCTTGATAGTCGAGAAGAACTTGATGTTCTGAACGGGGCTAATCTTGCTTGGCTAGGAGCACAGGATGGTTCGCGTGGAGAGATCATTCAATTCGCTGACGCTACTTATGTTTCAGACACGACGTACACTATAAGCACTCTCTTACGAGGATTGTACGGCACTGAGCATGAGATCGATAACCACGGTGACGATGAGGTGTTCGTGTTATTAGACCCCACCTCTGTAGGTTCAGCAGCTTTCGGACGTACCGACTGGAATGAGATATACGCCTATTTCGCTTCAACTGAATATAACAGCAATATCGATACTTTCGGATTCACAATGGTCAACACGGGCATCCGCTCAAAGCCTTTGTCACCTGTCCATGTCCAAGGTGTGAGGGACGCAAGCAACAACCTAACGGTGACGTGGCTGAGACGTATTAGAGGGACGATCAATGGTCTAGGTGGCGCAGAGGAGCCCATCAACGAAGAGTCAGAAGCCTATGAGGTCGATATAACAGGGCCGGGAGGCGTTGTGCTACGAACCGTATCCGCTACGTCAGAGACGATCACCTATACTGGTACTGATCAGTTTAACGATGGGCTAACGCCGGGTGATCCAGTCGATCTGCGTGTGTACCAAATTTCAGCAACAAAAGGGCGGGGTTATCCTGCGATGGCAACAGTATGACAACGAGTGTTAATTTAGGAATACCGTACATATCGAATAACCAGAATCAAATGCACGTAACGCATAACGACGCGATGGTTATGATACAGGTGCTACTGGCAGCAGGCGTGTGGCAGGTCGGTCTTAACACACCCCCCGGCTCACCTGTGAACGGCGATGCGTATATCGTCGGAACATCACCGACTGGCGTGTGGGTCGGTAAAGAGAACTGCATCGCGGCGTACTATCAAGATCAGTGGTACTACGTGCCGGGGTTCGACTCGAACGGTACGCAGATATCGATGAGCGGCGAGCAGGTCGGTCTCAAGGTCTGGTCTCGACCCGACGGTGACTACTACATATGGACAGACACCGGATCACCGTCAGTGTTAGCGTGGACGGCTTCGGGGATTGGGGGCGGTCTCACTGGGATCAACGTTAAAGACGATAACAGCTCGATTGTATCAGCCGCGACTGCGATCGACTTTGCCGGGGATGGTGTTGTTGTTACTAACGATGGTGGTAACGAAGCGCTTGTCACTATAGAAGGCGGCATACAAGGCATTGAAGTCGGAGACGGTGGCTCTCCGCAGGTCATCTCTGAAGCCACTGCGATTGACTTTGTAGGTACAGCGGTTGCGTCTGTTGTCGATAGCGGGGGTGGTCTTGTCACGGTTACGATTAATGACACTGGTGGTGGCGGTGGCATCACTGGCATTGAAGTCGGAGACGGTGGCTCCCCGCAAACCAAGTCTGACGTGACCGCAATCGACTTCGTTGGCGCAGGCGTCAGCGTTGCAGATAGCGGGGGTGGTCTGGCTACAGTAACAGTCGATGCGCCCTACGACATCGGTGTGTTTTTCAGCGGCGTACCGACTAACAGTCAAGAGATATTCAGGATGAGGGCGTTACGGGCGTTCACTATTACAGACGGGGCACCCGGCAGTACGGCTAATGCAAGAGTGGAGTCAACAGGTAGTCCAGTGTTCAGCATACGTCGTAACGGGGTTCAGTTTGCTACTGTAACGTGGAGTGCAGGCTCACCGACTGAATACAACGGCACGTGGGCGTTCGACGTAGCCGCAGACGAGTCGTTCGCAGTTAACGACATAATGACAATGGTAGCGCCATCCTCTGCGGACGCTACGCTTGAAGACATATCAATATTTGTGAAAGCGACGAGGGACTAATAATGGCACTACTATTTATGGAAGGCTTTGAAAACTATTCTACCGTAACGGAGTTATATCAAGACCCAAGATTTTTTTCCGATTTTAATGGAGGTGATCCAGTATTTGAATCGGGCAGAGTATCAGGGCAAAGCCTACGTTTTGATAATGACGGTGAAAGTGTCGGGTGTTATTTACCACAAGATTCAACAGCCACTATATACGGCGGGTTTGGCTTTAAATATGTACAGACTAATATAGTCCAGATCATATCTTTCAGTGATTCTAGTAACGGTGAAATATTTGATATAGAATTCGTGGTTTCTGGCCCAACCGTAACTTTAGCTATAAAAAACGGGGCAACTACACTAGCAGAGACAAGTCCGTTAAGTGCATCAACTTGGTATCACATTGGCTTTAAGGTTTTAATGAGTGATACCGTTGGAACTGCTGCTATCTATGTGGATGGTGTTTTGGATGATTCAAATACTGGTCTTGATACTAGCGCAAATGGATCAACAGCCGTTAATAGGTTTGCTTTTCACGGTGGCGTAAACCATGATATCAACTTTGATGATGTTTATATCGGTGATGACTCTGGATCAGACATGACAGATATTGTTGGTGATCTATTCATAGAACAGTTAGTTCCTGATGGGGTAGGTTCAAGTACGCAATTTACACCCTCTGTTGGATCGAATTATCAGAATGTAGATGATACAACGCCAGATGATGACACAACATATAACGAAAGTTCGACTTCAGGTCATAAAGATTTATTCACTGCTGCAAATCTTAGTCAGCCAGTTAATACTGTATATGCAGTTCAAATTTCATCAAAATTTAATAAACAGCAGGCAGGGACGAGAACTTTTAGAAATAAAGTTCTGAGCAACGTAACAGAAGGAAACGGCGCAACAGTAGGGATGAGGTATCAGTCATACTCGTATAAAACTGATCTTTTTGAAAATGATCCAGACACGAGTTCGGCATGGACTGAAAGCGGCGTTAATGCAATGGAAGTTGGATATGAGGTGGTAAGCTAATGGCTCTACTTTGGATGGAAGGATTTGAAGGGTATAGTTCTTATGCTGACATAATGAATGACAATAGGTACGCCGAAGATACCACCTCTGGTGCAGCTACTTTAGTATCCGGCAGGGGCGGGGGTCAAGCTTTGCAGTGTGCAAACTCAGCCATGATAGCTTTGGTTATTCTGCCACAAAACTCAAGCAGCACTATTTATGGGGGGTTTGCTTTTAAGGATACAAGTAGCACGACATCTATACGTGACATATTTCATTTCGGTGGAGATAGCAGTGCGACTCCAACGTTTTATGTTGGGATATATAACAAGACTGTATATATCTCAACATCGTTATCAGACACCACACCTCTTGTCTCAGCCAGATATATAACAAATGTTTGGCATTATGTATCATTCAAAATTTTTCTTAATAACTCAACAGGGACAATTGACTTATATTTAGATGGTGTTTTAGAAGATTCTGGAACAGGCTTAGATACAATTGGGTCAGGGGCCGATAGCACTATAAAAGTAATAACATTTGATGCGCCCAATTTATACACATCAGTGCTATTCGATGATATTTATTTCGGTGATGATAGCGGATCAGATTTAACTGACATAGTTAAAGAGATAGCAATAGAAAGTCTTCTTCCTGATGGTGCGGGTGGATCATCGCAGTTCACCCCCTTGTCGGGAAGTAATTATCAGAATGTAGATGAAACTACTAGCGATGGTGATACAACATACAATAGTAGCTCAACAGCAACTCATAAGGATTTATTCACAACCGCGAGTATGTCTACAACATCTGGTACGGTATACGCAGTCCAAGTTAAAAATAAATTCTCTAAAGATGATGCAAGCTACAGAACTGTTAAAAATAAAATAAAAAGTAGTGCGACTGAGTCAGATGGGTCAACTACTGGTGCTACTTATAGCGAATATAAAACTAATGTTGATATATTTGAAAACGATCCTAATGGCGGGGGAAACTGGACTATTTCTTCTGTAAATGCAATTGAGATAGGGTATGAGGTGGTGGATTAGTGACTACATACACAACTACATTTTCAGGACAAACAACAGCTTCAGCACCAACTAATTTTACGGATCGTTATGACTCAAACACAGACGTAACCATAGAAAACCCAGCTCTTGGTGAAGAGGATGATCGAGTTCTGGAATTTGGCACTGGCGACAGTGGTGATGTTTTTTATTCGTTTGATGATGTTGATGGAGATGCCAATAGGGATAACATTGAAGTCTTATGCAGATTTCAATTAACTGGCTCTAATTCGAGGGAGGCAGTAGTAAGAGTAAGAGCGAGCGGAACATCGAACTCGGATAAAACTTGTTATGACTTCTACATTAATGTGGGGAGTATAGCGGTAGTACGTTGGGTTAGTGGTTCAGGAAGCGTTTTAGGTAGTGCTGATGCAGATAATGTTATAAGCACACTTGCTTGGACATCAAGTAACGCATTTAACAGCTTTCCTCCGAATCTATGGGCGTGGGCACGCTTTAGGGTGAATGGGACAGGTGCTACTGTCACTCTTCAAGGTAAGTATTGGTGTGATGGTTATGATGAACCAACGGATTGGCAGGTTGATACAACCGATACTAGCGGAAGTAGGATAACTGCGGCGGGTTGGGTTGGATTTGCAAAGCGATCTTTTACGCAAACAGCTTATTTGGATTATTTCAGCGCTGGAACGAATGGTGATACGGTTTCTGTAGCTACGGGTGGTGCTGCGATTCGAGCTACACATTCAATGGCTGAGGTTTTGGTACACCCCGATAATGCAGAGGCAAGGGTGACTCAAGTAAACGCTTCTGTTTTATATGATCCAAATGCAGAGGCAAGGGTGACTCAAGTAAACGCTTCTGTTTTATATTCAATAGCGCCCTCTCCGAGTACAGGACAATCGATTCAGTGCATCATAATGACGTGACGAAGGAGAACGACATGGGGTTCTTTAAGAAGCTGATAGGGGAGGCCGCAGCGGCCCCAGTCAAAGAGATCGGTAAGATAATCGATAACGTCCACACATCGCGTGAAGAAGAACTGAACGCTGAGCAGAAGCTCACAGAGACCGTCACAGCGCTTCAGAAGCTACAGGCCCAGATCACCATAAGCGAGTCTAAGCATCGGTCTGTGTTCGTAGCTGGGTGGCGTCCAGCGGTCGGCTGGGTGAGTGTCATCGGTTTGTTCTTCAACTTCATAATCGCCCCGGCACTTAGCCCGTGGGTTGAATTCGAGACAAGTGACCCTGAACAGTTATTAGCCTTGATTCTGGGGCTATCCGGTATAGCAGGGTACCGAACAATAGAGAAGTCTCTTGGCCTGACACGATGATACCTGTCAGATGTCCTATAAGTTTAATTATAGGACATAGGCTAAGTTATTAAAAAAGCCCCAGTTTTGGGGCTTGGTTGTAATCACCCAGAGCCATAGCCAGAGCCATAGCCATCGCCATCGCCAGAGCCATCGCCAGAGCCATAGCCAGAGCCATAGCCAGAGCCATAGCCATCGCCAGAGACATCGCCAGAGCCATCGCCAGAGCCATAGCCAGAGCCATAGCCAGAGCCATAGCTATCGCCAGAGCCAGAGCCTTTAAAATTTTGTTTATATCTATCTGAGATTTTATGCTTCATGGGCTATAAACCCCTCAATAGATTTTTTAGACTCAGGTGTGCAGAGAGTTAGAGAGTAATCTTCAATGATGATTTTCTCCGCCACTTTGGCCGATATTTTGCTGTCTTCATCTAACCCATAAAGGGCCACCCCTTCATACCAGCTCGCATTTTCCTTCGGTTTATGATGCCAAAGTCTTCTCGCTTCACTTAATCTGCATCCCGTTTCATCTGCATCAACAAGATACCCAGCGTTAATTCCCTCATTTCTACTGCGACAAATGACATATTTTCCAATATATCTGTCTGTTATTTTTTTTGTGACTTTTACTTCTGTTTCTGATTTTGATTCACTGTTTAAAAGCATTTCCAAAACTTTTATTAATAAACTCTCTTTGTTCATGTGTTTCTCCTTTAATTAGCCCCAGTTTTGGGGCTTGGTTGTAATCACCCAGAGCCATAGCCATAGCTATCGCCAGAGCCATCGCCAAAATCTCGTTTCGACTGATTCATGCTATATCCTCATATCGGAAAGAACATGCCGAACGACACTACATCCGAATCGTCAAACTTACCGATCTCGACGAAACCACTCGCCCTTTCGTCTAGCTTCATTCGAAGCCCAACGCCTATGATCGAGTCTGATACGCTTTCGGTAACTTCAGTCCAATTGTACCCAACATCTGCTGTAGCCGTTGCTTCTACATGCGCGTAGCCGATCGATAGATACGGCGCAACGGTCGCATCGAAATCGGGCGACAGCTTGAAGTGAACCGACACAACGTGATCTATCTCAGCCGATATGTGAGCACCGTTATAGAAGGACTCATCGTCTGTTAGACCAAGAGAGAAACGCCCTTCTGCTCTTATGTTTCTGTGATTATCGCTCTCTAGGTGCAAATTCATCATGGACGGTTTCAAGTCCAGTAGTGCCATGTCAATGCTTGAGTACGATACGCCGAGGTTCTGTCCTGCGAAACTGTTAGTTGCAATTACGGACGCGATTGATAATGGTAATAGTTTTTTCATGATTTACTTCTCTCCTTTTTGGTTAAACTCTCTAACCGCTTCAGCTATCAGCTTAGCGTCTAGTTCATGTTTATTGTCGAAAATGTAGCTATAAACTTCGGGCGCACTTAATCTACCGTCGTTTGCCAACTTGCTTAAACCCGCTACTATGATATCTGCGAGAAGATCAGAAATTTCAAACACGGTCGTTATTTCACTCGCTTTCATTTTCCAGTATGCCCCCTCCCCTCGCCGTATCGAGTTATCCTATTGTTCCTGATGATACGCACGGAGTAACCTTTTTTAGTACACTCCGTGCATGTCGCCTTAACTTCACCTACGTCAGTGTCGTCCCAATCGATGTTTCCACTGTAGAAGCACCGTTTTGAACACACCGCGCATTTCGTGTAGTCCGCTCCTGCCATACTTCTATCTCCTTACGTAGCTCAATGACTGGTGCCTACATTCACGGCCAGCCCCGCACTTCTCTCTTACCCCACTTCGGGTAATCCGCCGGTAGACTCAGCGGTATCCGCTACTTCTTAATTCGAGGTATCGGGTGTGGTACCTCTGGGTTACACGTATTGTTCTGAACAGCGAACGGTTTTTTCTTGAAATCCGAGTTAAACCAACACTGGCTGTTCGGGTCGTATGTCGGGCATTTAATCTCGATCTGAGCGTAAGTCTTAGGGTCTTCTAACTTACCCGAAGCCCACCCGTCACCTTGAGGGCACTTCTTACTGATGGTGCTGTCTCCATCTATGATTAGGTTGTAATCTGCGTATCGTGCAGATGACGCACGGAACTTATTCGCTAAGTAAGTCGCGTTCTCCTTTGCGATACCTTTGTTTAGACTTACCGCTTCAAACGATCGGTCTACTTTCTCCCCGCAACCAACTAAGGCTACGGCTAATGCTACTATCGTTAATTTATTCATCCTCACTCTCCCAATAAGTAGTTTACCAATTTGGTCGCGGTCTTATTACTGATTGGTTGCGACCCGTGCATCCAGTTGTACAGCGTAGATTGACTGACACCTGAGTTCTTTGCCACCAAAGTAAGCTTTCTGTCGATCAACTTACGTTTCAGTAGCTTTTCGTCTAAATGGCTAATCTCTATTTCTATCATCCCACCTCCTTCTCTAACTGTGGGATCAGTCTATACTGATAAATGTCATTAGTCAATACTAAATATTAATCTCTTTTTTATATTTTTAATCTTTTAATAGTTTTAGGAACCCCAGAGCCCTTGGTACATAAGGCGAGTAGGGGTCGAAATGCGAGAAAATCCCTGTTAAGTACGAGAAAATCCCTGTTAAGTACGAGAAAATCCCTGTCTAAATGTGAGAAAATCCCTGTTAAGTAGGAAAGTCCTTGACCCCTCCCATGTGGATAAGTATAGTAATTCTCACCTTTAGGATGGATGCGAGAATATTATGGGAGATAAAATAGTGAAATCGAACGCATTAGTACAAGCTGGGTACCGCTTGAGCGTTATGGAACAAAGAATAATCCTTAACTGCGTTGCTCAGGTCGATAGTAGAGACGAAGTGACAGATGAAGTTATGTACGCTGTCAGGGTATCGGACATATCAAACAGCGTGGACAGTTACTCTGAAGTGAAAGAAGCCGCACTCAGGTTGAAGCGACGCGAAGTGACGTTCGAAGTCGGGCCTAACGGCAGGCGTAAGCCGCGCAAACGGGTCACAGGGTGGGTTCAATCGATAGAATATGACGACGGTCAGGGGTCGGTACAACTTAGGTTCTCGAAGGATATACTGCCCTTCTTGAGTCAGATAACGTCCCACTTCACGACCTATGACCTAAAGTATGTTTCCTCCATGACTTCGAGCTATGGTGTCCGAGTCTACGAGCTTATCGCTCAACACCGGAGGTTGGGCAAACGGGAGATCGAGATCGAGTGGTTGCGGGGAAAATTCGGGATAGAAGGAAACACGTATGTCCGATTCAATGACCTAAGACGATTCGTCATAGAGCCTGCGTTGAAAGACATCAACACGCATAGTGATCTCAAAGTGAAATGCGAGTATAAGAAAACGGGTCGTAAGACGACTCACATCGTCTTAACATTTACAGAAAAGAAGCCCAAAGTTGTCAAAGAATACACAGAAAAGAGCATTACTCCTGTCAAACGTAAAACCAAGCCACGTTTAGTAGATCAGCTTATCGACGCTCACATGGCACAACTAAAGTCTAAAGTGCTTTCAGCACAGTAAACTCGAATATACAACCGGGTGCGAATACAGGGGGTGAGTTGGCGGGTATCTGGTACGTTAATTGACCGTGCCACGTCCCGTCTATGTTTAATATCGATTCATCCGGGGAACCCTCTGTATCGATCACAAAGTTAACATATTCGTTGGCAGCATACGTCTCGTTCGTCACGTCGTTCGTGTATGCTGTTGTGCCTACTGTCAACTCAGAGTCACTGAGCGTCCGCGTAACGATCGTTCCGTCTGGCTTCTTAAGTTCTAGCGTTAGCTCCGTAGCGGCTGTCAGATCGATGCCAGCGTTGACTACGAGCGTGCTACCCGTCTCTCCAACAAAAAACTTACCTACACATGCCATCAGTCCACCCCCAGTGTTAAATCGATATCCCCATCAGAGCCCATAGTGGTCGACAAAGAGCCATCAGTGCCCACTGTGAGCGATATGAGACTGCTTACGCCTAGCGCTGGGCCTGTAACCTCTACGGCGACCTCTTCGCCTAAAGTATATCCTCTGAGGATCACCCCCGAAATCGACCCCGATACGGTACCGTTCCCGAAACCACGAAGTATTACGCTCGCTATACTCATGTCGCCCTCGTTAGTGACGTCGGATTATCGCTGTCATCGAAAGTATATGTCGCTGCCGTCGTCGAACCGTCGAGCTTCTTAGTCGTAAGCGTTGTGCCTGAAGCGGCGTGCTCCGCGAGCAGTGCGCGAATCTCGAATTGAATCTGAGCGAGAGACGGCGCTGAGCCTGCCGACGCATAGCTCTCTGTCATCGTCGTTGTGAGCAAATCCGATGCGCTCACGTCATTAAGCGCTGTGATGAGGCCGGGTATCGTTGATGCCGTGTCGACGAGAACCGCATCGACAACAGTGTCTATCGTATCGAGTATTAGATCGAGTCTACCACCATCCGCAAGATCGGTCTGCATTTCGTTCGTATCGGCTAGGATAGCTGTTAGCTGCGTGCTGTTCGAATCCATCTCACTGCGAACGTTCTCGGCTATATAGCTATTATTTGTTAGATTAAACAAAAATGCCGTATCGGCTGCACCACTAACAGCAAATTTAACAATCACATAATCGTGATTTAGCTCTGCTGCGGTTAGATCGATCTCATAAATGCCTGTAGATCCGATCTCTGTCGCAGTATCAGTGATTGCCAAACTTGTCCAAGCGCCTGCACCGTCTTTGTAATAAGCGGTATCAACGGGTGAAACCCCGCTTTTAAAACTCGCTGGTGTAGCGCTATCAACCATCGGAAACGATAGGTAATAAGCTGTGTTCTTCTGGTGCTGAATCATAATGCCCCCCTATTCACCCCCACAGCCAAACCTCTTGATACTCTTGAATAAGATAGGGTGGATGTAGTTGTATCGAAAAAACCAAACAGCATTAGGTGAGTTAATATCATTAGACAAGCTCCGTAAAGTTAACAGCCACATCTACATCGGCTCCAGTTGCACTCACCGGATCAGCCGAGATTGTCAGTACATCTCCAGGCCCGAATCGCCCCAAATCAATATTATCTTTTAAATCTATTACATCGTTTGATGTTTTACCGAGTGGTAAAGCAAACAGGAATACACCTCCGGTTAATGCTGTAGCAGATGTATCTTTATAGACAGATGATGTATTGCTATCTATTGCAGTAAATGAAGCACCTGTCAGCTCTGGATTAGCGTAAAACTTGATAACAACCGGCTTGGTATGGTCTACTGCTGCTGAAGCATAATTTAACTTAACTTGTGATCTATTTAATTTTCCTGCATACGTTTCTGCTATTCTTATTGACAGAATAGGAGTATTATTCGCTGTTGATAAGTTTGCTGCATTCTCAGCACCACGATTCACGCCATAATCACGCCTTTTTCCATCAACAAATATTCCCATAGACGCCGTTTTTAATACAATATCGCTTGTATTGCTGCTGTTTTCAGCACATGCATATAAATGCAAACTTGGGTTATCTAGTGATGGAACTGTATTAGCATTAGCATACTCAATGCTATGAACTAAATGCATTTCACCATCGTCCGGATCTTCTATAAAAAACCGAATTAATCCAAAGCCGAGATACTGTAAATCTATCTGAAATACGTTTCCCTTTGTCGGATCGATCGTTACACCCGTTATTCCGTTTCCATCAAAAATATCATCACCGTTCCAGCTAGATTGAGCAACCCATGTATCAGTTGCCGCCGCGCCTGCCAGAGTTTGAGCAAAAGTCCCCACGGCTGTAGTAGCGCTGCTTAACGTATAAGTGCCTGTTTTAGATGATGATGACCAG